GATCCGTCTAAAGATAGTGCTGCCATTATTCGTTCTTCGCCTGCTCTTGTTGCCTTCAACTCAAGTATTAGAGTTGGAAACATAGTTGCTGATGCACCAGTTTCTTGGTTAGGGGCATCGGGACACTCAGGAGGCACAGCACAAGTTTCGGGATCAGGAACATTGCGTCCGAATGAGCCTGGAGTTTCACCGAAAGATTATGCGATATTTGCCTCTGGATGTGATTTCACATATCACGATCCGAGTCTTTACGGAGGGAAATCTCAGATCCCAACAATCTCTGCGGTCGCATCGGATATTTCTGTTAAAGCAACATCAAGGGATGTTGCCGCCGCAACCATAATTTCTCAGAGATCTTTCATCAATTTTGACTCAAGTAGCGTAAACACCACAAGTGCCAGATCAGGACCAAAGAGTACAACTAATGTATTCTCAGATAAGTCAACATATTCTCCACCTAAGGGTTAACGCATGTCATCCTTCAAACACATTAGTAATAAAATATTCATAGATGGAGTGGAAATTCCACTTGAAGTTTTTAAGATTCTTGAGCCAAACTACAATCCTCAAACAGGTATGGAGGCTTTGAATTATAATGGTGAAGTTTTGGTAGTTCGTACAAATGGTATAACGAATACTATTAGTGGTAAATGGAAAGATGGTGAGAGGTATATTCAAAGGAAGAAAGATTTTATTTCCCTCCTGGGCATGATTCGAAAAGAGGACAGTGAAGTTAACGAAGAAGTAAATACGATTACTGATCCTTCGGGATGCAGGAAAAATGCATTTCCGAACATTGATGAACTTGTAGTCGCTTTATGGGAACACATAGTTGAAAAAAAGAGCCTAAATGATTCTGGAATAGATGAACTTCAGATGAAGAGGATTAGTGTAAAGGATAAATACCCTCTGAAGGAGACATCTAATGCCAGCGATAAACTCACGGGAGAAACTGAAGGATTACTGCCTAAGGGCACTCGGCGCACCCGTAGTCGAAATAAACATAGCGGATGAACAAATTGAAGATCGTCTTGATGACGCTCTCCGCTTCTTCTCCGAATACCATTTCGATGGTGTTGAAAAAGTATACCTGAAATATCAGGTTACTGCTACTGATATCACTCGGGGATATATTGAACTCAAGGCAACAAATAGAAAAGAAATCGGTGGCGGATTAGAAAACGCAGATGCCATATTTGACGCTACTGAAGAAGGTAGAACTGATGAAGATGTCTTGGTCGAAAACCTCATAACGAGTGTAACTAGAATATTCCCATTCACTCAGCAGTCGGTCGGCATGTTCGATATTAGATATCAATATGCACTAAATGATCTTTATACATTTGGAACGATTGATTTAGTTCAATACGATCTAACCCAACAGTACCTCACACTCCTCAGACAATATTTGTCTCCAGACAAGAGTGTTAGATTTAATAGAGTTCAAAATCGTCTTTACATAGACATGAATTGGTCTCAGCAAGTTGCACCAGGATCTTATTTGATTATAGAGTGCTACAGAATATTAGACCCAAGAATTTACCCTGAAATTTATGAAGACAGACTGTTGAAGAGGTATGCAACAGCACTAATGAAAAAGCAATGGGGCGTTAATCTCAGTAAATATAGCGGAGTCAAATTACCCGGTGATATTACTTTGAGAGGAACTGAGATAGCCCAAGAAGCAACAACAGAAATTGAAAATCTTGAAAAAGAAATCATTTCGAAGTACGAACTACCAGCAGATTTTATGATGGGATAAAATGGCACTTAATCCATACATCAGACTCAACAATCAAAACTATCTTCCAGAACAAAATCTGGTTGAGGATCTTACCATTGAAGCAATTAAAATTCATGGTATGGAGATGTATTATATTCCAAGAAGTTTGGTTAAGCGAGATGATTTATTTGGAGAGTCTCGGTATTCCAAATTCAATACCTTCAAAATGATAGAAATGTACATGGATACAACACAAGCGTTTGAAGGTGGAGACACATTCACTAAATTTGGATTTGAAGTCCGTGATAGTGTCAAGTTTACAGTATCAAGAAAAAGATTCATCAGAGAAACAGGAATGCAAAGACCTTTAGAAGGTGATTTGTTATTCTTACCTCTTAATCGTGGATTATTTGAGATCAAATTTGTTGAACACGAAAACCCGTTTTATCAATTGGGAAAATTATTTTCTTACCAATTGACATGTGAACTATTCCAGTACAGTGAGGAAGAATTCAATACGGGTGTAAATGAAATAGATGCGATCAACGATGAAACTGGATACAAGGTTGAACTTACCTTGGGGGGTGTCTATGGAACAGGATCTTTCGCAAAAGGCGACATCGTATATCAATACCAAGACGGTCAAACTACGGGAGGATATGAGGGAGAAACTGCACGGGCGAAAGTTTACCTATACGACAGCGGAGGGGCTGCGCCGATACTTTCTCTTACCGATGTTTCTGGCAAGTGGTTGTATAGCACAAGTTCGTCATTGAAGTATCTTGTGAATAAAGACAATTCACTATACGCAGAGGTCTTTGGTATTAATGATAAGATGGGTATAGGGAATGAGGCTAAAAATAATGAGATTGAAAACGAATCGTTGGATGTTTTGAACTTTGATGAGAACAATCCGTTCGGAGAATTATTTTAATGACTGACTATTATTACCACAGCACGATTAGAAAAGTTGTAGTTGCTTTCGCATCTCTGTTCAATGACATTTATATTTCTAGAAAAGATGAAGATGGCAAAGAAATTGAACGATTTAGAGTTCCAATTGCTTATGGACCAAAACAAAAATTTCTTGCGAGATTAGATAAACTTGGGACTAATTTTGATCAGTCAGTCAAATTGGAAACTTATCTTCCGAGATTATCATTTGAAATATCAAATTTACAATACGATTCATCAAGGAAGTTAAACACAATCCAAAAGACAATAGGGATTGGTTCAGACAATCAACCATACGCTCGTTATGAACGAGTTCCATACAACATATCATTTACCTTGAGTATAATGTCAAAAACTATGGATGATAATTTACAGATAATGGAACAGATACTTCCGATGTTTGGTCCCGAATTTACATTCACAATCAAAGCAATTGACCCGACAGACATGGATGTGGATATTCCTTTAGTTTTTTCTTCATCTACTCTCAGCGATGGAGATGATGGTAGTTACGGAGATTATGGTACAAGGAAGATCACGGTATCAAACATACAATTTGTGGCTAAGATGTATCTTTATGGTCCTGTGGCAAAACAGAAAATAATCACTGAAACTGATATTAGATTAATTGATTCTAAATTTATAGATTCAATGTTAGACCCGCCACCAACATATTCTACCATTAATGCAATACCGATGGTTGGAGTTGATGCACAAGAGTATAATCCGAATGCTGGACTAGGAGCAACTAATGGAGCAGAAATTTCTATAGTCGGAGGAGATTATGGGGAAACCATATATCTTGCGCCGTCACTATTTGGAATATCCTCTTTCCGCATGGACGAAAGACAATTTGAATCCCCTACTATAGGTGTTTGGGATAAAATTTCACAAACGATGGCAAATTCTTATGATGTTTGGAATGTTCGAAGAGGATACAGGATATCTGCATCTGTTGTTGGAAATCCTAGTTCCAAAGAATGGAGAAATTGGTTTATTTTTGCCTGTCAAGTTTTTGGTTTAAAACCAAGTGGATATGATGAATTATATCCACCAAATGGGAAACTAATCGATCTACCACCAGCAGACTTGAATTTAATACCTGTTTCTTCGTCTTTAGATTGTAATAATCAAACTGTAGAGTGTTTTGAGTGCGAACAATATTGGAACAAGTATTTCGCCTCAACAGTCAACACGGTCAACACGAATAGAATGCTGATAGATCCACAAACTCTTCCACCTGGACCACCAGGAGAAACTGGAAGTTGGTATGGACCAGAATTTGTTGATCCTGCTCGGTTAGATGATATATTTCCGACTGATCTTCCTAATTTTCCTGATGAGGAATGGGCAACTCCACTTGGAACCATACCTAAATTTCCATGCTCATTCCCATCAGAATTACCAGAGGGACCACATCATCCTAGTCATGATTTCTGGCCTGTTCCACCCGCAGAACTTGTAGCAGCATGTTGTAATGCTGAGATGCAAGATGACCCTACTACATATCCATGTAGAGGAAGACCATTTGGTGTTTATGGTACGCCTGGCGCACCTTGTATTCTATTATCGCAATGGTGGACTAATTGGCTTGTAAGATTGAACGACTTAAAAGAACAATATGTCGATAGGGCAAATCCTGCACTTTTAAATAGAAGATCAAAGTTAGTTCCCGCTTGGATTGTCGATGAGGGATATGTTCCATATGTACCGGCTGATCCAACTATTCCTCTAGAGGATCTTGAGCGAAAATACAATTTGTGTAGAGCCTCACGAGGACCACTTATAGATTGTTTTGAGAGTTATCCAAATGATCCTGATCGGCCATATCGTCAGCCCGATGTTGGCGATCCAGAATTAGTTCCACTTACACCTCATTGGTGGGATTTTTGGAATGGGAGAATACGAGAATATAATAGAAGAATAAGAGAAGGTAATCCGTGTCCTTACCCTCTTGAATTGCCAGTCTTGAACTATGTGTGGTTTGCTAGAATGACAACCATAATTTCTCGGTTTTGCACCAGTCCTGAGTTTGCGGCTGGGCGTGGACCCTCGCCTTGTGGATTTATGATACAATGTCCTAGTGGATTAATGACTTTTTCTCCTCATGGATTTAGACCCGATGGAGTGTCACCACTAACACCAAATGGATGGGGATTAGATGGCATTCCACAGCCAGAGGAATTCTGGAAACCTTGGAGGTATTATCCTGCAAATCAAAATGGTTGTTTCTTGTGGGTTCAACCGACTCTGACTAATTGCACTACGCTTCCAAATGGCGACTGTCTGTGCCTTAATCCTGAAAATAATGTTTATAGTGTAGTTCCAAAAGACTTTTGTGGCGGCGCACAACCACAATTAAATCCACAATGAGAAAGAGTAATTATGTTGAATTCGAACGATAAAATTTCAGAGGAATTGAATATTGCACCTGAATATAGAGAAGAAGTCAATGGATCTGATTCAAGGCAGATAGAAATATCAGGTAAAACTTACAAACCAAATGAAGCCGATGACGATTACAATGAAGTCAGAAGAAATCTGAAGGTTGTGATTGAGCAATCCAATAGTGCTATACAGGGGATTCTTGAATTGGCTGAGGACAGTCAGCAACCTAGAGCATATGAAGTTGTTGCACAATTAATTGGAC